GCAACTATAGACAAAGAAAATATATTTATAAAAACTCCAAGTGCTACGATAGCTATTCGTGGTACAGACTTTACTGTAACTGTAGATGAATTAGGTAGGAGTTTAGTAATATTATTACCAGACGATGATGGTCTTCCAAGTGGGGAGATTGTTGTTGCAACAGCTATGGGACAGGTAGTTCTTAACAAACCTTATCAAGCTACTACAGTTTCAATGTATGAGACTGAACCAACCAAACCCGTTATCCTTGACTTGACTCTAGAGTTAATTGATAACATGTTAATAGTAAATAAACCACAGGAAGTAGAACAAGAAAATGAGGGACAAGATGGAAGTAGCGTTTCTAATATTCTTGATGTTGACTTCCTTGATTTCGATGATTTAAATGTAGACTATCTTGCAGATGATGAGTTAGAGTTTACAGAGTTAGATATTAATTATCTTGATGTAAATTTTCTTGAAGACTTATTAAATATTATAGAAGATATAAATGAGTTAGACCAAACCGAAACACTTTTAAAAACTGATATAGATTTAAAAGGTACGCAAGTTGGCTTTGATTCTAACACGCAAATAAATACTTTCTTAACTGATAATCTTATTAGTTTTTATAAATCTTTAGAAGATACAGTAAGATTGGATTTAGATAGAAACAACTCTTATACAGTTATTCTAGTGCAGAACGGTAAAAGTACACAGATAGTTGTCAACGGTGGCGGTAACTCTACTATTAAAATTACACAAGGAGACTAAGTAATGTATAAAAATTTTATGAGAAAAAAATATGGTTTTCCTTTAACAAGACTTGGTATTCTAATAGACGTAAGAGTATAACATGAAGTGGGTAATTACCTTATTAACTCTATTAACTTTACCTCTCCTCTTCAATAGTGTACCATTAGAAGTACTAAGACTTAAAACTTTTGATGCTCTTATAACTGAACAAAGTCCAACCGGACACTTTACAATCCTCAACATTACGGAAAAAGACCTAGACGATATGGGAGGATATCCCCTGCCTCGTCAAGACTTAGCAGACATTCACAATAAAATAATAGAAGCTGGTGCATATGGTGTTGGTTGGGTTATGTTATTTCCACATGCTGACAGGATGGGCGGAGATGATGAGTTTGCAAAAGCTTTACAAAGCTCTGCAAGTGTTATAGCTATGCCTGAAATAGATAACGGTAATTACCCTGCTACTCATGGTACAGTTATCAAAGGACCAATAATATCTTTACCAAAAGCTCAAGGATTCTTAGAAAATATAGAACCGTTTAAACAGTCTGCAAGTCAAGGTGCTATATCTGCACCAGTAGATGTAGATAACTTAGTAAGGAGAATACCTTTACTACAACAAACAGATAATGGGTGGGTCGCTTCATTTGGAACAGAAGTTTTAAAAATACTAGGAGGTGGTCGGACTTATCAGATTGCAACAAATCTGAATGGAATTGAACAGGTTAGAGTAAGAGGCATTCCACCCGTTTCTACAGACAGTCTTGGTCGCAAATGGATTAGTTGGGTTGACACACCACAGATAACTTTAGATGACATTGATAAAGTAGAATCAACATTTGTATTTGTAGGCTTCACAGCGAAAGGAATATCTCCTCAACTTGCAACTCCTTCTGGTCTGCTAGAGCCTCATAAAATACAAGCAGCACTTTCAGAAAGTATGTTAATGGACACACCACAAATTCCAGATTATAGGTTGTTTGTTGAACTATTATTATTATGCGTCTCAGGCTTCCTCACAGCTCTTCTAATAGCAAGATTAGGTATCACATGGGGCATAGTATCAGTTGGTGTTTTAACAGCAGGAATAGCATACTTCGGATATAGTATCATACAGAAGAACATACTCATAGATGTTACTTGGACTTTAATAAGTATGACACTTATTGCAACTCTACAATTCTATCTAAATTTTAGAACTCAATACAAACTTAGGCAACAAATCAAGAAACAATTTGAACATTACCTTGACCCTAAACAAGTTAAAAGATTACAAGATAATCCAAGTTTGCTGAAGTTAGGCGGAGAACGAAGACGATGTACGTTTTTATTTACAGACGTAAGAGGTTTTACAAGTTTATCAGAACGATTAGAGCCTGAAGAAGTAGCAGAAATAATGAATAAAGTCTTGACAATTCAAGCTAATGCTGTTAAAAAGTATGACGGTATGGTTGATAAATATATTGGAGATGCTATGATGGCTATCTTTAATGCACCTATTGACTTAGATGGACATGAAAACAATGCTATCTTAACAGCCATTGAAATAAAAAAGAATATGAAAGAAGCAAATTTAGGAGTGGAGATAGGTATTGGGATAAACACAGGAGAAGCTGTGATAGGTAATATGGGAAGCGATACACGATTTGATTATACTGCTATTGGAGATGCAGTAAACTTAGCGGCTAGATTAGAAAGCTCTACTAAAGAAGTAGGAGAGGACATAGTGATAGGGTATACCACAGCTATTAACTCTGATATACCCACTAGATATTTAGACCCTATTAAAGTTAAGGGTAAAAAAGATGAGATAATTATTTATACTATTCAATATCCTCAAGTTCTCTTTGAAAGTAAGAATGTAATCCTCCCATCTTTTGTTTACCATGCTTTAATATATTTTTTATAAGATATCCTTCTTCTTGAGGAAAGAGTTTATCAACTTCTTTTTCTGGTAACATACTAAATTCTGTTACTATTTTATTATCCCTAGTTAAAAGTATTTTAAAGCTAACAAGGTTTGCTTCGTTTTTATTAATCATTTGATTCCTTTAAGTTTGTAAAATTAATTGTATCTTGTCTACCACGAAGTCCTGCTTTCATATAGGTAGTGGCTCGTCCTTCAAAAAAGTTCTGGTGTTCTACTCCAGTTACCTCATCAATCCAACCAAGAGGATTCTCTCTTTGGTCATAGTTAGTTTTTAAACCAAGTTGAAGCAACCTTCTGTCAGCTATATATCTATTGTAAGCATACATATCTTTTTTAGTTAGTCCTTGTATGTCTCCCATATCAAACACTAAGTCTAAGAACTTATCTTCAAGCTCTACCATATGTCTACATATCTCATATAGTTCTTTCTTAAAATCATCTGTCCATATTTCTATGTTCTCTTTTATAAACTCTCTAAACAATTTAGTCATAGCTTCAACGTGCATAGACTCATCACGGATAGAGTAGGTAACTATCTGTCCCATACCTTTCATCTTACCGAACCTTGGAAAGTTTAATAAGATTGCAAAGCTACTAAAGAGTTGTAGTCCTTCTGTAAAAGCTGAATAGACTGCTAAAGTTTTGGCTATAGTTTTCTTATCAGACTTAAGAGGTTTAAACGTCCCCACATAATCATGCTTATCTGACATCTCTTCATACTCTGCAAAAGCTTTGTATTCTATCTCAGGCATTCCAACTGTATCAAGTAACAAGCTATAAGCATGTTGATGTATTGATTCCATGTTTGCAAAAGAACCCATCATCATCCTTGCTTCAGGTTTTTTAAAGATAGGCATATATTTATCTACATATCCTGCACCTACATCCACATCTGACTGAGTAAACAGTCTAAATATTTGTGTAAGTAAATTCTTTTCTATGTCTGAAAGCTCCTGCCAATCTTTAACATCTGTATGTAGTGGTACAGATTCAGGCATCCAATGCATTTGATTCTGTAATACATAGTAGTCAAACATCCAAGGATATTCAAACGGTTTGTAATAATCTCTAGTTTTTAATAAGCTCATAATATTATCCTTCACATGCGATACAATCTGTATCTTCTAAATTTATTCTAGGTACTTTAACATTTACATTCTCTACTGTACGAGCAGCGTTTGAACGGAAATAATAAAGCGATTTAAGTTTGTTCATACCATACCAATGGACATCGTTTACGTACTGCATGTATTCATCATGTACTTCTTGAGGTTCAGTTGCCTTTGGTAAAGTAAAGAACAGGTTGACGGATTGTGCTTGACATACAAACTGTTGTCTTTGGTGTGCATGTTCCACAATCCATATTTGATTTATTTCATTTGCTGTTTTAAATATTTCTTTTTCCTCATCAGTAAGAATATTTAGGTGTTGTACTGACCCATCTTTACCAGAAATATCTTTCCAAATATTTTCTAACTCTTGACCCTTAAGTCCCTTAGACTTGAGAACTTTTTCCAGATACTTGTTTTTAACTTGGTAAGACCCTGACAAAGTTTTGTGAGTATAACAGTTAGCACGGAAAGGCTCAATAGAAGGGGAAGTACCACTACATATAATACCAGAACTAGCGTTAGGGGCAATAGCCATAAGGTTAGCATTTCTTTTACCAGTACCATGTATGTCTGGAGCTTCTCCTCGTTTAATAGCCAGTTCTTTAGTAGCTTCATTTGCTCTAGTGTTAATGTAAATAAATGCTTTATAGTTGAAACCACTTGCGTAAATACCTTCAAAAGGAATGTTCCTAGATTGAAGATAAGCATGAAAACCCATAGCACCAAGACCGAGGCTTCTTTCTCGATACGCTGAGTAGGCACTCTTGGTAAAGCCTTCCTTACCTTGTTTAACATATTTTTGAAAGCGTTTAAAATTTGCACTATATTCTCCTAACTGTGTTGTGTCTATTGCGTTGTCAATGTAGTGTTGTAAAACATTATCAAGCATGGTTATTAAATCTTCAATGAACATATCATCTTTTGTCCAGTCATCGAAGTGTTCTAAGTTTACAGAAGATAGACAACATACTGCTGTTCTTTCTTCATCAGTTGGTAAAGTAATCTCTGAACATAAATTACTTTGTCTAATTTTTAAACCTAAGTCTTTCTGTTGTTTAGGTAAATGCTGATTACAGGTATCAATATTAACCATATAAGGTTCACCTGTCTCTGCTCTAGCATTAATTATCTGCCACCACAAATCTCTAGCGTTTACAGTTTTAACTGCTTCGTTAGTTTTAGGGTCTATTAATCTCCAGTCCTCATCTTTAGCTACTGCATCCAGAAAAATATTAGTAATGTTTATACCATTATGAAGATTAAGATTCTTTCTATTGATGTCTCCACCTGATTCTTTTCTCATGTTTATAAACTCTTCAATCTCTGGATGAGAGATATCCATGTAAGCCGCATAACTTCCTCGTCTTGTAGTGCCTTGATTAAAGGCTAACATTTGAGAATCAACTACATGCATGAAAGGAATTGAACCAGTAGAACGACTGCCGTGAGTAGTAGAAATACCATTGCTTCTAACATCTCCCCAATATCCACCGATGCCTCCACCCGAACTTGCCAACCATATATTCTCATCAAAGTGAGAAGATAAACCACCCCTGCTGTCAGGAACATAATTGAGAAAACAGCTAATAGGAAGCCCACGACTTGTTCCTCCGTTACTAAGTATAGGAGTGCTAAACATGAACCACCTGTCGGAACTGTAGTTATAAAGTCTTTGAGCCAATTCAAAATCTGTCTCCCCTTTGTAGGTTGCTCCGAAGACTGAGGCTCTTGCGAATGCTTCTTGTGCATGTGTTTCTCCCTCCCAAAAATATCTATCCTTTAATGTATCAAGACTAAACTTATCAAATGTTTTTTCTTTATCATAATCTATCTCAATTCCTAAATAAGTTTTTAGTCCAACTTTATCTTCAACCATTTTTATTTTCTCCCTCTATTGTATGCATAGCTATAATAGCATAATGAATTATTTTCATAAGCTCTGCTTTCTTATTATCTTTCTTACCAAATCTCATAGCATATTTCATTATGTTGCCTACACAAAAACTTTCTCCGTGTCCTGCATCTATAATCATATCTGTTGCTTGATACTTACCATTACCATAATGAGCTTGATAAGTTTTATCTACATATATTTTTATGTCTCTTAATATTTGGTCTTCATTAAATTTATATTTCATTCATCCATTCCTTTGGCAAGTTCTCTTCGCTATACCATTTAAAATTATTTGTTTCTGCCCATTCAGCATGAGTTCTTTTTGTTTTATTTTTTCTCATCTTAGCTCCCGGCATAGGAGAGAAAGGTTTCTGAAATAAGAAGACTAACTCATATCCTTTAGGTAAAGCCTCTCTTATATGTATGTACTTACTATACTCTGCATAGTCCCAAAATCTACCTTTGGCTTCTAGTAAAATAGTTTTATTTTTAATTACTTTAACAAAATCAGGTTCGTATTTATGCTTAACTACATAATTTATATTATCCCAATGATGCTTCCAACCTTGTAGTAATGTCTCATGTAAGGTGGCTTCCCATAAACTATCATATCCTTTAGGGACATTTACTTTTTTAGGTCTTGGTTTTCTAGGTACTCTTCTAGGCATTTAGTTCTTCCAGAGTTACGTTAGGATTTTTCTTTACCTGTTTGTAAAACCATCTAAGACTATAAGCACTAAGTATAAATTTACCATTGGCAAAGACATGTGTCTGTTGAGGTAGAAACTCATGTAAGTTATTTTTATTTATTTTAGTTGCGTCTTCTCCTTCAGGAACTAATGTGCGTATCCATTCTATCAACAACTTTTCTCCTTTACGTCTTAATAAACTAGACTTTTTTTGATTCATAATTCTTTACCAATTTCCAATATGTTAAAATACTATTAAACATTTCTGTATGTTTTTGTTGGGTGTCTCTATCCCATATATGACAAGCAATAAGCTCTGGGTTTTCTCTATCAACAAATATAGATACTCTATCTACATCATCAAAACCACAGCCCTGTGCATAAGCAGATAACTGCATACCATGTTCATCATATACTAATTTAGCAGGGTCTTTACCTTCTAAGTTATCTTTAGTTTTAAAGTCAACAAAGATACCAGACTTAGAATATAAATCTATCTTACCACCATACCCTGAATCAGCACAGAAAGAATCTTCAGCTATCCATTCTTCATTAGGAAAGTTTTCATCTAACCACTCCTTAATTATTTCATAAGTTTTACTAGTACCTTCTCCAAGAAATCCCATCTCAATCATAGCGTGGATTTCAGTTCCTTTCTTTGCAGCTTCCTGTCCAATTCTTTTAGAGTCTGCCTTGCATCTATAAGCAAACTCTTCAAGAGATTCTAAAGGGTCTTTCTCTAGAGTTAAAGCAGAGTTAAGTGCCTGATTTATTTTCCAGTTTTCTAACGAAGGTTTAGCTACCATACCAAGTATAGTAGTGACAGAAGGTACTAAGTTTTCTTTCTTGGCATCTCGTAAAGTGGTGTTCCTTTCCTTACCATTAGCACCAATAACTGTGTACATTGGGTCGCCATCTTGAGTGTACCAATGACCAGATTCAGACTTAAATTTACTAGCCGATAATTTATTATATACTTCTTGATTAGAAGTGTCAAGTGTTTCTTTATTTTTTTTCATCTTCTGACTCCTTAAATGCTTTTATTACATCTGATGAGAATAGTTTCTGTAAGTTTACCAAGAACATTTTACTAGCGTTATGGTCTCCACCGCATACAGTTTTAAAAGTATCAAGCTTATCAACGATAGTTCTTAATACATCTGTCTTAAATACTAGAGTACAAAATTCATTATCTCCTACACATAAGTTATGAAACCAGTAGTCTGATTCAGTTGCTCTGATACCAGAAGGTTTTTTCCACGACTCGTATTCTATACAAATATTACCTGTCTTCATCCACATACCTCGTTCTGATTTAACTTCTATCTTTTTATTAGTTAGCATATCTGCTACCTTTTCTTCTCTAATTGAACCATATTGTAAATCTAAATCAAACTTTTTTCTATCTTCCTTAATGGGTTTCATGTTTCTCCTTATATACATTTAGTATATTTATTGCTTTATCTATATCTATTCTTATCCATTCTCCGTTATTTTCATATGCAAAAAATTTCATAAGTTCAAGTATTTTCTTTTCAGCTTTAGTTTGATTCTTAACTGTAATAAAATGTACACGTTTGAAATCTTTTAGAGGACAAGAGTGTTGGAATTGATACAATCTTTTTTTAGAATCTATACTCTTACCAACTTTAATCCAGCTTT